CCTTCGCTCGCAGCACCGCGAAATGGACAGGGGGGGCTATCGTGAGCGGCAGACCTCCGAAGCCTACCGCGCTCAAGCTGGTCGGCGGCAATGCTGGCAAACGGGCGCTCAATCATGGTGAGCCTGAGCCCGACATCCTCACGCTCGACCAAGCGCAGCCACCCGCGCACCTGTCAGAGCGCTCGGCTGCCGTTTGGCGTGAGGTGGCGCCGATGCTGGTGCGCCTCAAGGTGCTCACCGAGGCTGACCGAATCTCGCTCGAGATGCTGTGCGACTCCGTCGCCGACTACCGCCACGCCCGCGAGCAGTGCGGTGACGCTTTCGTCACCCACAGCTCCAAGGGCAGCCAGATGGTTAGCCAGTGGCTCGTGGCCAAGCAGATGAGCAGCAAGCGTGCCGAGGCCTTCATGGTCAAGTTCGGCATGGACCCCGTCTCGCGCTCCAAGATCATGATTGACCCCCAGGGCGATCTTTTCGGCGCCACCAAGCCAAGCGGCCCCGCCCGCTTCTTCTCGTGACCGACACCGTCGTCACCGAACGCAAGCCGGCCGCCAGGCGTGGGCGCCCTCCGCGCAAGCCTCCTGTCGTGGTCGATCGCGTCACCGACTACGCCCGCGGCGTCCTGTCCGGCACCATCATCGCGGGCCCTCACGTTCGCGCGGCATGCGCTCGCCACCTGCGTGACCTGGTCGATGGCCCAGCGCGTGGCCTCACCTGGTCGCCTGAACACGCCGCCGAGCGCATCGCCTTCTTTGAAGAGGTGCTGTTCCTCAACGGCGGCGATTACGAGGGCCGCCCATTCATCCTGCTCCCGTGGCAGGCGTTCATCGTCGGTTGCCTGCATGGCTGGCGCCGCGGCGATGTGCGTCGATTCCGCGTCGCCTACGTCGAGACCGGCAAAGGCTCCGGCAAGAGCCCATTGGCGGCCGGCCACGGTCTGGCCGGGCTCACCGTCGATGGCGAGTCGCGCGCCGAGGTTTATGCCGCGGCCACCAAGAAGGACCAGGCCATGGTCCTCTTCCGCGATGCAGTGGCCATGTTCCAGCAGTCGCCCGAGCTGTTCAAGCGCCTCACCCCTTCTGGCGTTGGAGAGAACGTCTGGAACCTCGGCTATCGCGCCACCGGCTCGTTCTTCAAGTGCATCAGCGCTGACGATGGCCAAAGCGGCCCACGTCCGCACGTCGCCCTCATCGACGAGGTGCACGAGCACAAGACCGCCACCGTGGTCGAGATGATGCGCGCTGGCACCAAGAGCCGACGCCAGGCGCTGATCTTCATGATCACCAACAGCGGCGCCGGCAAGAACACGCCCTGCGGCATCTACCACGACTACGCCTGCCAGGTAGCCGCAGGCACGCTCGAGGACGACGGATTCTTCTCCTTCGTTTGCGGCCTGGATGAAGGCGACGACCCGTTGATGGATGAGTCGTGCTGGCCCAAGGCCAACCCGTCGCTGCAGCACGCCAACCTGCCGGGCCTCACCTACCTGCGCGAACAAGTCACCGAAGCCCGCGGCATGCCGGCCAAGGAATCCATCGTCCGTCGTCTCAACTTCTGCGAGTGGACCGAGGCCATCAGCCCATGGCTGAGCGCCCACGTCTGGCAACCATGCCAGGCCTCGTTCACTGCCGAGCAGCTACACGGCCGTCGCGCCTATGCGGGCCTGGATCTGTCCAGCACCACTGACCTTACCGCGCTCGTGCTGCTGGTCGAGCCCGCATCCGATGGCGAGCCCTGGAGCATCCTGGCCTGGTGCTGGCTGCCGGGCGACGACCTCATGCAGCGCGAGCAGCGCGACCGCGTCACCTACACCGCCTGGCGCAATGCCGGATACCTCGAGACCACGCCCGGCAAGGCTATCAGCCGCCTGCATGTGTTGCAGCGCGTCGCCCAGATCTGCGAGCGCTTCGATGTGCAGTCCATCGCCTTCGACCGTTGGCGTGCCGAAGACTTCCAGCAGCTGGCCGCCGAGCATGGCGTGCCGTTGCCGCCCATGGTTCCGTTCGGGCAGGGCTTCAAGGACATGAGCCCGGCCATCGACGCCTTCGAGACGGCCATCCTCAATCGCACCGTGCGCCACAACGGCCACCCGGTGCTCACCTGGTGCGCCGCCAACGCCGTCACCGACATCGACCCCGCTGGCAATCGCAAGCTCAACAAGGTCAAGGCCACCGGCCGCATCGACCTCATCGTCGCGGCCGTGATGGCGCACTTCGGAGTGGCATCTACGCCGGCGCCGACAAACCTCGATGACTTCCTCAACTCGCCGGTGATTTTCTGATGGGCCTGCTCTCCACCATCTCGGGCTGGTTCGGCAATCGTGCCGGTGCCATGGGCGAGCGCACCGGTCAGCAACAACAGGTGCCCAGTGCGGCCCTCAATTCGGACACCTCAAGCATCTCATCGGACGGCGCTCTGCAAATCAGCGCCGTCTGGTCGTGCATAGACCGTCGTGCTTCGATCATCTCGAGCCTGCCATTCTTTGCTTATGAGTCGGTGGACGGAAAGAGGACGCTGGCCAGAAACTCGCGGCTCTACGGGTTGCTCCACGACAGCCCGAATGCGCGCATGACGCCAATGGAATTCTGGCGGGCCATGGTCATGAACCATGACCTGCGCGGAAACGCATACGCCAGGCTCGAGAGAGACCAGCGAACGGGCGAAGTGATGGCCATGTGGCCAATGCCGGCTGACCAGGTCGAGCCAATTGTCTTGAGCGACGGGTCGATGGCGTATCAATACAACATCGACGGAGGCGTGGCGGTGCTTGCCGCTGACAACGTGCTGCACCTCAAGGGCCTTGGAAACGGCACTGTCGGCCTGGCGAAGCTCGAGTTCATGCGGTCGACCACGGATGAAGCGGCCAAGGCTCAGTCAAGTGCTGCGCGAGTGTTTGGCAATGGCGGGAAGCCAACTGGCGTGCTCATGGTCGATAGCGTTCTCAAGCCAGAGCAGCGTGCCGCCTTGCGCGAGCGCTTTGCGGAAATGGCTGCCGGAAACATGAGCCGCCTCTATGTGCTCGAGGCCAGCATGAAGTACCAGCAGCTCAGCCTCAGCCCGGAAGACCAGCAGCTGCTTGAGACTCGCCAGTTCTCGATTGAGGAAATCTGCCGGTGGTTCGATGTGCCGCCTGTGCTGGTGCATCACAGCAACGTCACCACCTGGGGAAGTGGGGTTGAGCAGATCATCGACGGGTTCCACAAGTTCACCGTTCGTCCAATGCTGGTCAGCATCGAGCAGGCCGTGCGAAAGCGTGTCATGACGCCCGCGCAACGGGCGCGCATGAGCGTCGAATGGAACTTTGATGCGCTGCTGCGCGGAAACGCCGCGGCGCGTGCAGAGCTGTATGCCAAATACGTGCAGAACGGGCTCAAGACTCGAAACGAGTGCCGGCAGCTTGAAAACGACCCGCCTGACAAGTCGCCAATGGCGGATGTGCTCACGGTGCAGGCCAACCTGGTGCCGCTGAACACGATCCAGCAGATGAACCCCAACGGAGGCCGCAATGCTCCTGCGCAAGACCCTATCGCTCAGTGATGTCGACCTCAAGATGGATGGCGACGTCGGCACATTTGCAGGCTACGCGGCCGTGTTCGGCAACGTCGACACAGACGGAGACATCATTCTGCGCGGGGCCTTTGAAAGCACGCTGCGAAATCACGGCAAGCCGAAGATGTTCTTCAACCACGACTGGTCAAGCATCCCGATTGGGCGCTGGACGGTTGCCAAAGAAGATGCGCATGGCCTCTTTGTCGAGGGCGAATTCACTCCTGGGCTCGCAGCGGCCGATGCCGTGCGGGCAGCCATGAAGCACGGCACGCTTGACGGGCTCAGCGTCGGCGGCCTTGTCAAGGTCGGTGATTGGGAAGACAGCGGCAACAGCCAGCGCTTGATCCGCAAATGGTCGCGCCTGATTGAGGTCAGTCCCGTCGTCTTCCCGGCCAACGAGTTCGCTCGTGTCGACGCGGCAAGCGTCAAGGGCGGGTCAGACATGATCGATGCCATCAACGACATCGAGTCTGCGCGAGATCTCGAGAGCCTGTTGCGGGATGCAGCCGGCCTCAGCAAAGGGGCCGCCATCGCTCTGGTGGCTCGCGTCAAGTTGTTGTTTGGGCGGGGGGAGCCTGCTCAGTTCGACGATGAGGCGATGAAGGGGGTGTTTGAGCGCATCCAGCGAATTGCATCCCACTGAGCGTAGTCCCGCAACAACCACTGGCCGCCATTGGCGGCCATTTTCATTCCTGAAAGGTTCACATCGTGAGCATCGAACAAGTCATGAAGGGCCTCGACCAGATCGAGGCACGTCTCCAAGCCATGGACGCCAAGGCCCAGGGCGAACTGCAGACGCTTGGAAAGGTCTCGGCTGACACCAAGTCTGCGCTCGAGAAGATCGGCGTCGACCAGCGCGAGCTGGCCGAGCGCCTGCTGCAGCTGGAGCAGAAGGGGCTCGCCATGGGCGCGGCAGAGCCGGCCGATCAGAGCTGGGGTGCTCAGCTTGTCAAGTGCGATCGCTATGCGGCGTTTGCTGGCGGCCACTCGAACAAGATGCGCGTCGAGGTCAAGAACACGCTCACCGGCAGCGATACCAACGTCGCGCCGTCCCGTGCGGGTGGCGTTGTCAGCGGCGCCTTCCTGCCCATGTCGCTCGAGGCGTTTTTGCCCTCCACGCCCACCTCCAGCAACGCTGTCGAGTTCACGCGAGAGGCCAGCTTCACCAACAGCGCGGCAGAAACGGCAGAAGGTGGTGCCAAGCCCGAGTCGGCGCTCACCTGGTCGCTGGTCAACATGCCCATCAGCACGGTGGCTCACTGGATCAAGATCAGCCGCCAGCTGGCATCCGACAACGTGGCCTTGGCTGCCTACGTCAACACGCGCATGCGCTACGGGGTCAACCTGAAGGTTGAGTACCAGCTGGCTGCAGGCGACGGCACCGCGCCCAATATCAGCGGCATCCTGGACTCCGGAAACTACACGGCGCACGGCTACACCAACGCCGCCATCACGGCCATCAGCTCCACGTTCAAAAAGTTGGTGCTGATCCGCAAGATGCTGGCCGACACCTGGGCTGCGGGCTTCCCGGCCGATGCGGTGCTGCTCAACCCGGCTGACTGGGCCACCATCGAGATCGAGTTGATGACCACCGCCGCGGGGCAGACGCTCTACAGCGTCACCGATGGCGGTCAACCTCGGCTGTTTGGCGTGCCCGTCGTCCAGTCGGTTGGCATCACGGCAGACACGGTGGCGGTTGGGGCATTCGGCCAGGGCTACATGGTCCACAACCGCGAGGGTGTGGTGATCGACATGTCCGAGTCCGACTCGGACAACTTCACCAAGAACCTGATCACCATCCGTGCCGAGCGTCGCCTGGCGCTGGCCACCGAGCGGCCGGCTGCCGTGCGGGCGGGTGATCTGACCCCGGCGTGATGAAAGCCTGGGCGCCGCAATGACTGTGCGGCGCCCAGTCAAACGCGATCAATCCTGGAGCCTGACCAATGGCCAACTCTCTCTATGACAAGGCCCGCGAGGCCTTCGGCAATGCGCAGATCAGCTGGACCGCTGACACCATCAAGGCCCTGCTGGTCGACACCTCTGCCTACACGGTCAACCTGGCCACCCACCAGTACCTCAGCGACATCGCCGGCGGCGCCCGCGTGGGCACCGCTCAAACGCTGGGCACCAAGACCAACACGGCCGGCGTGTTCGACGCGGCCGACATCAGCGTCACCGGCCTGTCGTCAGCGCCCACGGTGGAGGCCATCGTCATCTATCAGGACACCGGCACCGAAAGCACCAGCCGGCTGATCTCCTACATCGACACCGCCACCGGCCTGCCCACGCCTGCCGGCGCGTCGTCGATCACGGTGGCGTGGGACAACGGGGCCAACAAGATCTGCAAGATCTGAACCATGGTTAAGGACTGAGGGCAAACATGGCAACATGGTTTTCGGACCTATTCAGTACCGGCTCGACGGTGCTGGCATCAGCGCACACGTCGGACAGCGGAGGAACATGGGCTCTGGCGGCAGGTGCCTCGCCGATCGCCAGTGTGTATGCGACTGGATCGGGGATCATGGCGTCTGGCGCGGCCAGCACGCAGGTCGTCAGGACGAGCGTTATAAGCTCGTCACCTAATGCCGACACGACTTGGAATCTGCATGTCGACAACGCGACCGCATACACCACTTGCGGGCCTGCCATCGGTTTGGCATCAGATGCCTCTTCAGGCTACATCGCGATTCATCGGCAGAGCAACTCGAAATGGGAAATCTACAGGCTCGGCGCTAGCCTGACGACGACGTTGCTTGCGACCAGCGCGGGCACATACACGTACACAAACAGCAGCGATATCTCCAACGTTGTTTTAAGCAAGAGTGGCACTGGTGCGACGGTAACCGTCACGCTCAAAATTGGCGGCACGACGGTTGTCAGCTACGCAGATACCGACGCTGCACGCGTCACCGGCAACGGCTATGCCGGATTCTGGTTTTCGACAACCGGCACCGCGGGCGGAATCTGGGTGCAAGACGTGGTCGCCGCAGACGCTGCCACTGCGGCCGCTTCCATCACCGTCACCCCGCCGTCGCCAGCTTCCGGCGTTGTTGGCGTTGCCTCTGGCTCTTGGACAGTTGGCGCGGATGGCACGATCACCGGCACCGTCGTCGTCACGCCAAGCGATAGCGGCGGTGGCGGCACGTTCAGCCCAACGACTGTATCGATCAGCAGCGGATCTCCGACTGGCACCTTCACCTACACGCCGGCCAGTTCTGGCGCCAAGTCGATCAGCGTCACGAACGACGGTAGCCTTTCCAACCCTGGCGCGAGCACCTACACGGCAACCGGTGGCGCAGCGACCGCGCTTACGCTTACCGGACCCGGTTCTGGCACGGTTGGATCGGCGTCGAGTGCATTCACCGCCTCGGCCAATGGCACCCTGTCCGGATCGGTCACGGTCACGCCCAGCGATGGCGGCGCAGGCGGCAGCTTCAGCCCGGCAACTGTCACGCTCAACAGCGGCACGCTGTCGGCCAACTTCACCTACACCGCGGCGTCGGCCGGCGCCAAGACGATCAGCATCACCAACGGCGGCGGCCTCACCAATCCGTCGTCGCTGACCTACACGGCCATCGCCGGCACCGTCACTGCGCCCGTGCCGCCCACCGTGGCCGATCGGGTCAAGGGCACGGCCAGCGCCGCATCCGGCTCGTCGATCACGCTCACGGGTGCTGCGGCCTCCGGCTATCGGTCGCTGGCGGCGGCCTTCTCGGTAGGAGCCCAGGGCATCCCCGTGTTGGTGCAGGACCAGACGACGCCGGCCAACTGGATGGTGTGCCGATGCACCCTCACCAGCAGCACGCTGCTGACCGTCACCAGCATCGACAGCAGCAGCAACGCCGGGGCCGCGCCAACGTTCGATGGAGGCACCAAGGACGTCACCGTGGTGATGCCGGCCAAGATGGCATACAAGGCGCCGTGCATCGATCTCAGTGACTACAACATCGACCCGACCTTCACGGTCGACAGCACGGCTGCGATTCAGGCCGCGATCAACGACGCATACAACCGGCGCATCGAAAAGATCAAGTGCCCGCCTGGCCGATACAAGATCGCCGGGGCACTCACTGGATCTGGAAACTGCCAGCTCTACATCCCGCAAACCCGCGAGGGCACGCACAACCGCTCGATCTACATCGAGGGCACCAGCCCACCGAACTTCGAGCAGCAGGGGCTGCGCGATGTGAGCCCGCCCGACAACGGCACGATCTTCGAGAGCACGATCACCGGATCAGGTACGCGGCCAAGCGTCATCGGGGCTGAGCAGGGAAACAGCGGTGATGCCTGGATCTGGAACTACACCAACGCGGGCCTTACAAATATCGGCATTCGCACAAGGGTCAGCACCGGAGCGTCGTCGATGTGCGGCGTTAACTTCGAGTACCTGGCACAGGTGCCGCTGCTTGACATGCTGCGCGTGGATGTGGACTCAGGGTTGCAGTCGATGCCAACACCAAACAGTTCCAGCGTTGGCGTCATCCTGCCGCCGGTCAACAACCATCTGGCGCTGCATGCCGGGTTTCTGTACATCTCGGGCTACTACACCGGCATCAGGTTCGGTGAGCACACGCAGATCGACAACCTTGCGATTGTCGGCGCAGCCCGCGGTATTGAACTGACAGACAGCCCGCACGGGTCGCACATCGGCATGTATTCAGCCGAGCATGTCGCAATCGCCTTCTACATCAACGGCAATCACCCGCTGACGGTTGTGCATTACGACACCGAGCACAACACGTCGATCGCGTGGGCGACTTACAGCACCGACATCTATAAGGCCACCGGGTCTCGGAAGATCGCCATTCTGCGCTCGACTGTTGTTGTCGGCGGCGTCGGATACAACGAGGCCGCTTTCGCGTCCAACGACGCGACGATTTACAAGATTGTCTGCGGGGCGGGAGCCAACTAATGGCCTTCGGGGCTTTGGCGTATGGCGACGCTGTCTTCGGTGGCGGTGGTGTCGACAGCAGCGCGTCTACCGCGTCAATCATTGGTGCAGGAGACATCGCCAGCGGCGAGGCGCATGGCGCCGCCACCGTCACCTTCGGCGCTGCGATCTCTGGCGCCGGCGCAGTCAGCAGCGGAGAGTTCCACGGCACGCCATCGGCGTCGTTCTCTTGGGCCGTCACTGCGGCAGGCGAGGTGGCCAGTGCCGAGGCCCACGGCACGCACACTGTCTCCACGCTCGGCGGTGGCGGCACCTACTTCCGCCCGGCATCCGATGTGTCTGGCGCCGGGTGGACGCCCAGCGCCGGCACCGATCTCTATGCGTGCATCGACGAGTCAACGGCCAACGAGGCGGATTACATCTGGCGCCTTGTGGCCAGTGGCGGGCCTGCAACTTTCGGCATCGGAGGCTCGCTGCCTGCCGGTGCACACACCGTGAGCTTCGGTGCGCACGTCACCTCCGGATCGCGGCAGATGCGCGCTGTGCTGCTGGATGCGGGTGGCGCAGTCGTCGGCACCGGCGCCTGGCAAACGCTCACCAACGCCGCGGCCATCTACAGCCAGACCATCACCACCACTGACGCGGCAACGATGCTGCGCCTCGAGGATCAAGCATGAGCGGTGCAACCACAGTCGAGCTCAACCCTGGCGCTGGCGGCGCCAAGTCTCTGCACGACCTGCTGGCCGCACTCAACGGCGGCTTGCCGCCGACCGACGCAGTGGTGCAGCTTGTCAAACTCGCGTTCGGCGGGGCTGGTGCGGCCACCATGGTTTCGGCGGCCGATCCTCTGCCCGTCACAGGTCCGCTACCGCCTGGCGCAGTGACGCAGATAGACGGCGGCTCAAACGGCATCCGCTTCGGCACTTGCATCGCCTGGGCTCTGACCACCGGGGCGGCCGACTCCGACACAACGGCTGTCGCGGCTGGCGAGATCAAGGTCGCGATTGCCTACACCTGACGCGCCATGCTTGCACCTCTGCTTCTCAACCTTCAGCCCGCGCTCAGGGTCTCGTGGATCGAGATCGAGCAGGGCGAACTCGCACCGAGGCTGCGTGTGCATTGGCTCGAGGTGCAGGTGGGCACGGTGGCGCAGGCCAGGGCGCGCTTGTCCGGCGCAAGGCTGGCAGACGCGATGAGCTATCCGCGTCGGGTGCTGCCGCCCTCCACCACCCGCCCCACCACCGCCACCCACCGCCGCATCAACTAGCCCGCCATGTCACTCGCCATCATCACCGCGCCCAGCATCGAGCCAGTGTCGCTCGCCGATGCCAGGCTGCATTGCCGCATCGACAGCACGGCCGAGGATGACCTGCTGGCCATCTACATCACCGCCGCTCGGCAGATGGCCGAAGAGCTCACCAACCGCGCGCTCATCACCCAGCAGTGGCGCCAAACGCTGGATGCCTGGCCGGCCGAGGATGTGCGCCTCGATCGATCGCCCCAGGTGTCGATCGACAGCGTCACCTACATCGACACGGCCGGCGCCACGCAAACGCTGTCCAGCGCCGCCTATGTGCTCGATGCGGCCACGTCGCCCGGTTGGCTCATCCCGGCCGATGGGGCCACCTGGCCCAGCACCGACACCGTCGCCAATGCCGTCAGCATCACCTACACCTGCGGCTATGGCGACGCGGCATCCGATGTGCCGGCGCCCATCCGCTCGTGGATTCTGCTCACGGTGGGCTACCTCTATGCCCAGCGCGAGGCGGTCGATCTCACCGGCAAGGCCTCGGCCATCCCCAGCCGGTTCGTCGATCGGCTGCTTGACCCCTACATCGTCTACCTATGAGCACGCCCGCAGGCCGCTACAGCCGGCGCGTCACCATCAACGCCCGCACCGCAGGTGTCGATGCCTACGGGCAGCCGGTCAACACCTGGGCGCTGCATGCGCAGGTGTGGGCCAACTGCAAGCCGCCCACCGGTGCGGCCAACGGCGCGCAGGTGGCGGCCGATCGGCAGGTGGCGCCGGCCGCCTACAGCTACCGCGTGCGTTGGCCGTCCACCATCACGCCGGGCATGCAGCTTGTCGATGGCGATCTGGTGTTCTCGGTGGCCAACGTGCTGCCAGATCTGCAAGGCCGCCAGCATGTCGATCTGGTCTGCCTGCTCGACATGGCCGAGGTGCAGTGATGGCTCGCGGTGGCGCACGCATGCAGGGCTCGCTGGTGGCCAAGCTCGAGCAGTTGTCAGAGCAGGTGCAGGGCCCCGCGCTGCGCTCGGCCGCCCATGCCGGTGCCGAGGTGGTCTACAACGAGCTGCAGGCCCGCGTGCCCAGGCACAGCGGCACGCTGCAGTCGGCCATCTACCGCTGGCACGACGACAAGAAGTCCGCGCCAGGCCGCCAGGTCTACGCCGCGGGCGTCAACATGAAGAAAGCGCCGCACTGGCACAACGTGGAGTTCGGCCACTGGCGCATCAACGTGGTGGTGCGCGATGCCAACGGCACCATGCGCTTCACCAAAGAACGGCTGCCCGCGCCCGTGTGGGTGCCGGCCAGCCCCTATCTGCGTCCGGCTTTCGAGGCTGCGCGCGCTACGGCGGTGCAGGCCATGCGTGAGCGCTTCTACACGCGCCTGGCCGAGCTTCGCTCAGGGGCCGATGCCTCCGGGGGCAGCGCATGACCATCGAGACCGATCTGGTCACCGCCATCGGTGCACTGTGCGCCGGCCGGTGTTACCCCGATGTGGCCCCGCCCGGCACCGTGCGCCCCTACGTCACCTATCAGCAGGTGGGCGGTCAGGTGGCCGAGTTCATGGAGGGCGGGCCAGCGCCCAAGCGCAACGCCCGCATGCAGATCAACGTGTGGGGCAACTCGCGCGCCGAGGCCAATGCCCTGATGCGCCAGATCGACGACGCGCTGCGCAGCGCCCCATTCCGTGGCTCGCCCATTGGCGACCTCACGGCCGAATACGACGCCGTCACGGGCGACCGTGGCGCCAGGCAGGATTTCTCGCTCTGGTGGTGATCTAGCCCGCCAGCCCCCAAGACAAGCCGCCCCGGGCAACCGGTGGCGGCTTTTTCGTGCCCGTCGAGGGCGTTCCACCCAGCCCGCAGCAGCGGGCTTTTTCACATCTGAAAGGCCCTTGCCATGTCTGTCTCTCTTCCCAACGGTATCACCTGGGCGATCGCTGCCACCTACGCGTCCTCGCTCACCGTCACCGCCGCCAGCAACGCCAGCGAGTGCGTGCTGACGGTCACCAACACCCTGGTGGCTGGCGATTTCGTCGAGTTCACCTCTGGCTGGTCGTTGGCCAATGGGCGCGTCTTCCGCGTCAAGTCGCCCAGCGGCACGCAGATCACGCTCGAGGGTTTCAACACCTCCAGCACCAGCACCTTCCCGGCTGGCAGCGGCACCGGCTCGATCCGCAAGATCGCTACCTGGACGCAGGTCAGCCAGATGGTCAACCTCACCAGCTCCGGCGGCGAGGCGCAGTACCTGAACTACTCGTTTCTCGAGGACAGCTACGAGCGCACCATCCCCACCACCACCAGCGCGCAGACGCTGTCCTTCGAGATCGCGGATGACCCGTCGCTGGCCGGCCAGCAGGCCATCTCGGCGGCGGCCCAGTCGCGTGCCGTCACGGCGCTCAAGGGCGTGTTCCCGCAGTCGGCCACCTCGGCCATTCTCTACAACTGCATCTTTTCGTTCGACGACACGCCGTCGATGAACAAGAACCAGCTGATGACCTGCAAGGGCGGTGCCGCGCTGCAAGGCCGACCCGTTCGCTACGCGTCCTAACCCGGCCATGTAGCACCGGCCCGGGTTGATCGCCGGGCCGGCTTCTCCACCCTACAGAAAGAACCTCATGCCGAAGGTCAAACTCAACCTCGAGCCGTCCGACCGCCTCACCTACACCCAAGCGGTGCGCATCCCCACGCCGGACGGCAGCGAGCTCAGCATCGAATTCGAGTTTCTGCACCGCACCCGCTCAGAGCTGGCCAAGTTCATCGACCAGCATGTGGCCCAGGCCCGTGCCGACATCGAGGCCGCCACGGCGGCCCAGCAGGCGCAGGCCACCGCGCCTGCAGATGGCAAGACCGCCACACAGGCGCCCGCACAGCCCGCCGCCGATCTGCAGGCCGCCACGCTCGACCGCGAGGTGGCCCTGCTGCGCGGCATCGCCGTGGGTTGGGGTGTCGAGGGCTATCCATTCGACGACCGCAGCCTGCGCGCCTTCTGCGATCGCTACGCCGGCGCTGCCGCTGCCGTGGCGGCCGACTACCGCCTGGCGTTGGAGCATGGCCGCCTGGGAAACTGAAGGCCATCGGTGCAGCCCTTTACCGCAAGGCGCCCACCGATGCCGAGCTGCATGCCGCGGGCCTCACGCGGGAGGATGTGGCCGAGCCGCCCATCCTGTGCTGGCCCGACAACCTGCACGCCGTGCGCGTGTTCATGGCCGCGGCCACGCAGTGGCGCATTGGCATGGCCGGGCCCACCGGGCTTGACTACGCCGCGCTGCCCGAGCTGTGGCGCCGGCTCACCGTGCCGCGCAAGGCGCGCGATGCCGCATTCGCTGATCTGCAGGTGCTCGAGGCTGCCGCACTCGACGCCATCCACACCAAGGACTAGCCCGCCATGAGCACCAACGCTGCCGGCGCCGACGCCTCACTCGTCGTCGTTGCCGAGACCGATGGCTTCGATGCGGCGCTGCAGCGCTCGATGGCCACCGCGCAGGCCTTCGAGCGCACCACCGTCGATGCCGCCAACGGCGCGGCCAATGCCGTGGCCGGCGTCGGCAAGAAGGGCGCCGCCGGCTTGGGCGAGCTGGATGCCTCGCAAAAGCGCTTCCTCGCCTCCATGGAGCGGCAGACCGCCGCCCTCACCATGGATCGGGTGGAGTTCGCCAAGTGGCAGGCCACCGTCAAGGGCATCCCGCAGGGCGTCATCGAGCCCTACATCCGCAAACTGCAGGATGCCGTCGATGCTCAAAAGCGCAGCGGCGCGGCGGCCAACGACTATGCCCAGCGCCTGGGCCTCGTCGGCGTCTCGGCCGGGCAGGCCCAGGCCGCACTGCGCACCCTGCCGGCGCAGATCACCGACATCACCACCAGCCTGGCCAGCGGGCAATCGCCCTTCCTGGTGCTCATCCAGCAGGGTGGGCAGATCAAAGACAGCTTCGGCGGCGTGGGCAACGCCCTCAAGGCGCTGGCCGGCACCATCACGCCCACCGTGGCCCTGGTGGGCAGCCTGGCAGCCGTGGTGGGCACGCTCGGCTTCGCCTGGGCCAGCGGCTACCGCGAGAGCGCGCAGCTGCGCACCTCGCTCGCGCTCACCGGCAACGCGGCGGGCATCACCGCCGGGCAGTTCAACGCCATGGCCAAGAGCATCGGCGACGACACCAAGGCCGGCGTCGGCGTGGCCCGCGATGCGCTGCAGGCCCTGGTGGCCGATGGCCGCATCGGCGCCCAGGCCATCGAGCCCACCGCCAAGGCAGTGGCTGCCCTGGCCCGCGCCACCGGCGACAGCGCCGCCGACATTGCCAAGCGCTTCGCCGATCTCACCGGCGGGGTGGCGGATGGGGCGGCAAAGCTCAATCAGCAGTTCAACTTCCTGACGGCCGAGCAGTACAAGGCGATCAAGGCGCTGGAGGACCATGGCCGCGCGCAAGAGGCGCTCGCCGAAACCATGCGCCTGCTGGGCCAACGCATTGAGACGACCACCCAGCAAATGGGCGCCATCGAGCGCAACTGGACCGAGGCGAAAAATGCCGTCGTGGCCTATTGGGATTCGCTCAAGGCGCTTGGCCGAGACAACACTCCGGAGGAGGAGTTGGCCCGCATCAAGCGCATGCGGGAAGAGTTGGCGAAGGCAGGGCAGAAGGCCTATGTCTTCGGCCCGTCGGATGCTGAATTGGCTGAGCAGCAGAAGCGGCAGCAACTCTTGATCGACGGCCAGAAGTACCTGGCCAAGGCCAAGTCAGAGGACGCAATCCGTGAGCAAGAACGCATCGGACTGACCAAGCAGGTCAACGATGCCCTCAGCGAGCAACTCAAGCTCGAAAAGCAGATGGCCGAGACGCGCGACAAGCTCAGCGCGGCCGGCTTCAGTGGCGAGCAGATCGCGGGCGTCATCAACAAGCTGGTGCTGGGCTCCAAGGCCTACGGCGACTCGGCCGCGCTGGCCATGGCCCGCGCCAGCGCAGCGGCCACGGATGCGATGACCGAGCTGGCCGGCCGGCAGGTGATCTTCGACGCGCAGCTGCGCGAGGGCGCCATCACCGAGGTGGGCTACATCGAGATGGTCACCCAGGCGCGCATCAAGGCGCTCGAGGCCGAGAAGCGCGCCACGCAGGCCCGCAGCGCGCTGGCATCCGATCGCGTCAACCGCGGCGATACCGGCGCACTGCAAGAGGTGATCGCCGCGGCGGCGCAGGTGCGCCGGCTCGATGCCGAGATCGCCTCGGCGCGCATCGAATCCAGCAGCAAGGTCAAGCAGATCTTGATCGACAACGCCCGCGAGGCCTACCTGGCTGAGTTCGAGGCGGCCGAGAAGGTGCGCGACGAAAACGACGCCATTGCGCGACAGCAGTTCCTGCGGCGCAAGGCGACCATCGAGGCCATCGACGAGCAGTCGCGAGCGCTGGGCGAATCCATCCGCCTGGCCGAGCTGGAGCGCAGCCTGGCCGGCGCCACCACCAGCGAGCGGCAAGCCGCGGTCGAGATCCTGCGCATCCAGATCAAGCTGCAGCGCGACCTGGACGAACTGCAGAAGAACAACGCGCTCGCGGCCAAGCCTGAAGAGCTTGAGCGCCAGAAACAACGCCTGCGCGACCAGGCAGCACAGGCCGCGTCAGAGGTCACCGCGCGCACCGCAGCAGAAGAGTGGAAGCGCGTGTTCGACGACGTGCGCAGCGGCCTATACGAAGCCATCCGCAACGGCGGCAAAGACGGCCTTCGAAGCCTGAGCAGCCTGGCAGAACGTCTGATCATCCGCCCTATGCTCGAGCCGCAGCTCAACGGGCTATCGGCCAGCATCACCGATGTCATCACCGGCATGCGCGGCAACACCGGCGGCACGTCGTTCGGTGGAGGTGGTTCGCTGCTGGGCAACTCATCCAGTGCCAACAACGTCGGCATCGAGTTGTTCGGCAAAGACATTGCGCTCAGCGATGCCGTGGCCGCGGCCGGCTACCTGGACGCCTTCATGCAGGCCAAGGCCGGCAAGTGGGGCACGGCCATCGGCGAGGCAGCCGGGGCCTACTTCGGCGGTCCACTGGGCGCCATGATCGGCAAGACCATCGGCGCCGCCATCGACAAGGTCTTCGCGGGCGGCGCAGGCACGCCGCACATGGGCGGCTACGTCTCGATCTCGTCAACCGGCCAGATCACCGACATCACCGCGGCGCAGGGCGGCAAGCAGCAGGCCGACATGCAGGCCCTGGTGGGCACGCTGGCCGGGCAGCTCAACACCGCGCTGCAGAGCGGCGCCAAGGCCTTCGGCGCCGAGGCCGGCCAGTCCATGCGGCTGGTGTTCGAGGCAGACGGGCAGGATGCGTCCTGGGGCATCGCGCAGGTACTCAATGCGGCAGGCGTGCAGGTGGCCGGCTTCGGCGCCAAAGGCACGTTCGCCGCGGATGCCAAGACCGGGTTCACCGAGTTCTCGAACGAGGCCGCCCAGTCCGTCAAGCAAGCGCTGCTCGCCATCGACCTGCCCAAGTGGGCCAGCGATGCGCTCAACACCATCACCACCAGCGACGGCGCTGACAAGCTCACCACCGTGGTGGCCAGCATCGTGCAGACGCAGGAGGCCATCACCGACCTGCGCGCGTCGCTGCGTCCGTTGGGCGTGTCGTTCGCCGAGCTGGCCGGCTTGTCCGATGATGCCGTCTACACGCTCATGCAGGCCGCGGGCGGCATGGATGCGCTCAAGTCTGGCCTGAAAGACTACTTCGGCGGGTTCTTCAGCGACTCCGAGCGCGCCGCCATGCAGCTCTCGGCCATCGGCGCCGAGCTCAAGGCGTTCGGTCTCGACACGCTGCCCGCCACAAAAGAGGCCTACCGCGCGCTGGTCGAGGGCCAGGATCTCAGCACCGAGTCCGGCTCCAAGCTCTACGCGGCCCTGATCCGCAACGCTGGCGCGTTCGCCAGCGTCATGGACGCAGCCGATGGCGCATCGTCGTCGGTGGACAAGATCGCCGCCACGCTGGCCGACCTCAACGGCGCCATTGACCGCAACATCGGCAAGTTCTTGAGCGGCGACTCGCTGCGCCAGTACCAGGCCGGGCAGATCCAGGCATCGCTTGCCGGCGCGGGCGTCAACGTCTCGATCGAGCAGATCCTGGGTGCCACCAAGCAGCAGGTGTTCGATTTCGCCAAGAGCTTTGTCAACCTGGCCGACAAGTCGCTCGACGCAAAGGTGGCCGTGGTCAACGCTGCCGGCGCGATGGCGGATCTGATCGAGGCGGCCGGCGGCGCCTCGTCGGCCGTGTCGCAGTTGTCAGGCAGCGTGCGCGCGCCCAACGGGCAGACCTACACCGCCGCCAGCTTCCAGGCCGCGTTGTCCAACATCACGCCCGATGCCCTGGCCGCGGCCACGGCCACCTACATCGACCAGCGTTTCGGCGGCGAGTCGTGGGCCCTGCAGTGGGCGGGCAACGCCACCACGCAGGGCGCGCTGGCCAACAGCCTCGCCCTGCAGGCGCTCATGGGCAACCCCAACGCCGGCGTCGGCGTGCCGTCAGACGGCTCGGGCGGCCAGCAGGCCGGTGAGGCCTACAGCGACCCGCGCATCGAGCGCCAGCTCCAATCCACTCGCGACCTGATCGAGGCGCTGGACGGCGTCGAGACCAACCTGCGCGACTACATGACCAGCCTCACGCAGTCCGACCTGTCGGCGCTGAGCCCTGAGGCGCGGCTGGCCGATGCGCAGGCGGCATTCGACCAGGTCTATGCCCAGGCCTTTGCCGGCGACGCGGCGGCCGGCGAGCAGGTGCGCGCCCGGGCGGATGACCTGCTGCGCGCCCAGCGGGCCTACAGCGGCTCGGGTGGGTATGCGCCAGTGTTCGACCGCATGCTTGAGCGCTTGGCGGCCCTGGTCGACCGCACCGATCAGCTCAAGGCCGAGACCGCCAACGGCAACCGCGTCAACGCTGCGGCGCTGACCGATGTGGTCGATGCTGTGAGCGACGGCAACGCCACCTCAGCGCGTGCCCTCGAGGCCGCCACGCGGGAGCGTGCTCGTGACTGGTGATGTGTGGCTCGTGGAGGTGACGGGCTACACCGCCGCCGCGGTGAGCACCGTCTACCGCTACGCCACAGGCCCCTACATCACCACCGCGGCCGACACGCCGGCCAGCACCTGGTACGACGAGCGTGTGATCGACCCGGGCACCATCTCTCGCCAGATCTTCGCCGGCGGGGTAAGCGGCGGACAGCCCAACCCGCGCAGCGAAACCGGCTACGGCGCGATCGCGCTGGCCAATCTGGATGGCGCGCTGGATGCGGTGTTCGACTCTGCATCCATCAGCTTTCGCGAGCGCCAGGTGCGCGTGCTGCGAGTGCGGCAGGGCGCGGCCTACTCCACCGCGGTGCTGGTGCTCTCGGCCGTGGTGTCGCAGATCGAGATGAGCGCCGACCGCGTCACGATCGGCATCAAGGATCGCACCTACGAACTCGACAGCCCGCACCTCACGGCGACCTACGGCGGCACCAATGCGCTGCCGGCCGGGGTAGATGGCGTGGCCGATCTGGCGGGCAAGGTCAAGCCGCTGGCGCTGGGCTCGGTGGCCAAGATCGAGCCGCCGTGCTGCAACACCTCGAGGTTGATCTATCAGGTCAGCACCGCGGCCATCCAGTCGGGCACCGTGTACGACGGCGGCGTGGCGCTCACGGCTGGCGCCAACTATGCCGACCAGGCGGCCATGGAGGCCACCGCGCCAGCGGCCGGCCAGGTGCGCTGGTGGCTGGCGGGCGGCATGTTCCGCCTGGGCAGCAGCCCGGTCTACACCATCACCGCCGATGTGGTGGCCGACACCGCACCCAACAGCACCGCCGCGCAGCTCATCAAGCGCCTCGCGCTGGAGCGCGGCATTGCCTCTGGCGATGTCAACGCCGCCGATGTCACGGCACTGGACACCGCCAACTCGGCCGTGCTGGGCCTGTGGGTCAACGACAGCAGCAGCACCACCGATCTGCTCGACCGCCTGGCCGCCAGCGTCGGCGCCTGGTGGGGGTTCGACCGCGCGGGCGTGCTGCGCATGGCCCGGTTCGATGCGCCATCAGGCACATCGGCGGCCATGCTGGCCACCTGGAACGTCAGCGCCGTCGAGCGCGTGGCCAACGGCGAGGATGTGCCCACCACCACGGTGCGCCTGCGGCACTCGCGCTATCACCGCACACAGTCGCCCACCGAGCTGGCCGGCGCCGTCACAGATGCACAGGTGTCTGATCTGGCCCAGGAGTGGCGCACCAGCTCGGCCACCACCACGCTGTCGCCCAACCCGCACAAGCGCACGCTCACCGCCGAGCGCGATACCGCGCTCACGCAGGCATCCGACGCAGCCACCGAGGCCACGCGCGTGCTGGGCCTGGTGAGCACCGCCAGGCGCACGCACATCGCCCGCGATGCGCAGCTCGACGACGCGGCCCTGCAGGCGGTGGACCTGGGTGCCGTCGTGGCGCTGCGCTGGCCGCGCTACGGCTTTGACAACAGCACCGGCACGCTGCGCCGCGTGCTGGCCATCCACTACTCGCTCGCCCGCGGGGCCTGCGATCTCACTCTCTGGGGCTGACCATGGGCAAGGCCCTCATCGCATATCCCAACCGCGTCGCAGATGTGGTGCCCACCGGCGGCGTCTGGTCGAGCACGCTGCCGGCATCGCACCTGGCCACGCGGCAGATCAGCCAGGTGGCGCGCTCGGTGGTCACCGATGCGCGCACCACATACGTCTACCTCGATGCTGGCGCGTCCATCCAGTGCGATGCTGCCGCGCTGGCCGGGCACAACCTCACGCCCGGCGCTGGGCAATGGCGGCTGCGTGGCTTTGCCACCGACCCGCGGCCCGCGCAGGCGTACAACTTCCGCGCCGGCAGCCTGCCCAGTGGCGTGACGTTTGCGCGCGCCACGGTCGCCACCTACTGGGGCACGGATGGCCTGCTCAAGACGGCGGCGATCAACGAGCCGCGCTGGGTGCGCAGCGGCGCAAAGTTCGTCGGTGTGCAGTGCGAGCCCGCTAGCACCAACCTGGTCACGCAGTGCCGCGTGCTCAGCACGTCGTCGCTGGTCGCCGGCACTCTGGCGGCCACGGCCACCGGCCTCGATGGCGCGGCCAACAGCGCGGCGCGCATTACCGCCAGCTTCGGCACGGCACAGATCAAGCCGGCGCTGGCCAGTGCACCAGCGGGGCCGAGCATGACGTTCTCGGCCTACGTGCGCCGCGTGTCGGGCACCGGCACCGTGCGCATCACCATCAACAACTTCGCGTCCAGCACCGTCATCACGCTCACCACCGCGTGGCAGCGGTTTTCGGTCACGGGCAGCGGCTCGCAGCCGGGCATCCAGCTCGACACCGCGGGCGACGTGATCGACATCGATTTCTGCCAGTTCGAGGACGGCCGCTCCTACGCCAGCAGCCCCATTGCCACCACTACCACAGCGGTCACCAGGGCAGGCGATGTGATGACCATCGCCGCGCCGGCCACCGATCCCACAGATGGCACGCTTGTGCTCGATGGCGTGCTCACCACGCTGGCCACCGGCGACACCACCATCATGTCGGCCGTTGCCGGCACCAGCCGCGCCGATTTCGTGGCTGTCTCCAGCGGCGCGCTGCGTGCCGACTACGTCACCTCCAGCATCCCGCAGGCCACCATCACCGGCGGCACCATGGCGGCCGGCACCGCCTTCGCGGCCGCGATCAGCTGGGCCACCGACGACGTGCGGTTTTCGCTGCAGGGCGCGCTCGGCACGCCCGACACCACGGCCACCATGGGCAGCGGTACCAGTGCCATCATCACGCTCGGTGCTGCCTCTGGCACGGGCGACTACGTCATCAGCGAGCTGCGCACCTTCGGCGCGGCCACCAGCACGGCCGATCTCAACAGCTACACCGGCGGCGCAGGCGAGCGCACCACCGGCTACGACAGCGGCGCGGTCGATGCCTACCCGACCGCCTGGATGTCTGCCACCACCAACGAGCAGCGCACCGGCGTGCGCTACCCGTCGCCCATCATCCCGGGCACTGCGCCCAGCGCGCGGTACTGGCGGGTGGATCTGATCGACGAAGCCAACGCGGCCGGCTACGTCGAGGCCGGGCGCGTCTTCCTGGGCGGCCAACTGTCGACAACGCTCAATGCCCAGTACGGCGCCACCATCGGCTACCGAGACCGATCGACCAGCATCGAGGCCTACGACGGCGCCGAGTACTTTGAGGATCGACGCATCCCGCGCGAGATGACGCTCACCTGGCCAGTGCTCACCGACACCGAGGCCAACCTCGGCGCGCTCGAGCTGCAACGCCAGCAGGGCACCACGCGCGAGGTGCTGGTCATGTGGGATCGCGCCGACACGCTGCTGGCGCCGGCGCGCACGTTCCTGGGGCGGCTCACGGGGCTCTCACCGGTGCGGGCGGCGGCGTATGGGATCAATGAGGCCGCCTTTGCGGTCAAGGAGTTGCTGTGATGGTTGAGATCATCATCTTTGCGGCGGGCGTGGCCTTCGGCTACGCGCTGCGTTCTGCGTTGCAACCGCGTCACACCGCGCAGGCCAAGTCGGCCAAGGCGGCAACCGTGGGCGGCGGTGGTGGGCCTGTCGAGCCGGAATAGCGCAGCCGCGCTGCTGTGCATCGGCTACGTCAGGCACTACGCCTGGGCGCTGGCCGAGCCTGGCATGCGCGGCGTCGCATCCAAGGGGCTGGCCGCGGCGGCCATCGTCGTGGTGCTGTGGTGGCTGGTAGCGCACCTGCGGCGCACGCTGCTGGTGTTGCTGGTGGCCGCGTGGCTCACGATTGAGGAAGCGCAGGTGGCGGCGTGCTCTGCGGCCTATCTGATCAAGCCGTGGCCCATCGAGGCCGGGCGCCCCATATGTTCGGCGCTGGTCGGTGTCGACATCGGTTCGGCGACGCTTGTCGTCGTGGCTGTGTTGGCGTGTCTGCTGGCCTGGAACCGTGAAGATTCACAGTAGCACTTAAAGAAAGCGGCACAGAAAATGAGCGACGAGAAGGAACTCGCAACCACGATCGCGCAGCTTGATGTCCACCTCGGATACCTGCGCGACTCGGTCGGGAAGATCGAGGGCCGCCTCGCGCTCATGGCAACGAAGGCAGACATCGACGACCTCAAACGACAGCTTGGCGGCTACGTGCCGAGGGCCGAGTTTGAGGCGGCCCGAAAAGAGTGGGCCGAGAAGTCTGTCGGAACAACGTTCGACCGCATCGCAAACGTCATCATCAAGCTGGGCGGGGCCGCGGCTGTGCTCGCTGCGGCGGCAAATCTGATCGTCCTGCTGCTCGACAAGGGGCCGAAGTGATCCACATCACCCCCGCCCTGCTGCGCGCGGCCGCCGGCTGCACGCAAGACGCGGCCGATATCTACGCCGAGCACCTGGATGCAGCAGCCCTTGCCTACCGCATCAACACTCCAGAGCGCGCGGCAGCGTGGCTTGCGCAACTGGCCCACGAGTCAGGCTCCCTGCGCTACGTGCGCGAGATCGCCAGCGGTGAGGCCTATGAGGGCCGCGCCGA